AGTAGTGTGCTCCACGTCAAACGTTAAATCAAGGTAATTATATATCATTAGTCAGGCAGATGTTGGTGACCCGAAGGTCTTTTTTTATATATTTTTTGATGTTTTATACTTTTTTTTGTGTTTTTATAAATTTTATTCAACTAAAACTACCAAGAAGGAAAATGCACTCCTCAAACTGAAATATTGAATTTTGCCAAGAAATTCTTAGCTGCAGCAGTGAACCCAGCTTTGGCCCAGGGCAATTTGGCAACCACTTTCACAGCGCTTTGAATTGCAGTCACTTCACTGATCATCCAATCATCAGCTGTTTTTGTACCATATCTCTGCTTAAGGACTTTCCTCATGAATGTTATGTCCATCCCATCTTTTACAACACGTTGAATGTCAATTGCAAGAGGATAGAATTCAAAGTCTTTCAGGAACATTTCTGCACCTGGTGCAAATGCCAAATAGAGAGCAACGCCATCTCCCCATTTGCAGCCCTTTGCTTCTGCAAGTGGTATGACCACCTTTGACTTGACTTCAGCTTCTTCAATTTGACCATGGTCAATTTCATCAAAACACCATTTGGCTAAATATCCTGAAAGCCTGTGTAGTGTAATGGCATTGTCTGCAACAGGGTTGTCCCTGTTGCGTGGATTATGGTTATTAACAACCTTGACTCTGAGAGTTCCAAATTGAAGGTCGACCTCGACCTTAGGTGAACCCTTGAGAGAATCCTTGGCCTTCTTGTGATTAAGAAAGAAGATCCTAACATTATCTGCATTGATGTTCTTTCCGTATGCAGTGATAAAATCCATGTATCCTTTTTCAGGATTAAATGTGCTTGAGACTGCTGCAGGTCTATCATCATAGATAAAGTCGGGTCCTGTAGACATTGTAAATTCAATAGATTGTTTGATTATGGAGTGCACTACGTTTGACGTGGAGCACACTACT